AGTAGCCGGACTCTTCCGGCCAATAGAAACAACACCTCATGTTCAATAATACCGTAACTCTGAAAGACATCGCCGGCGCTACTAATAGCGTCGGGGTCACAGATTATTCCAAACCAGGCCGCGTCGTTCGCAAGAATGGCGATAGCCTTTCCTTTACTACTGCGCTCCAAAAGAGCAATGAAAATAAAGGGATGGAAACGGATCGACTGTTAGTACGCGCTGAATACACCGAATTGGTGGATGTTGGCGGCGTAATGACACCGGTTAAAGCTCAAGCATCCATTATTGTTAGTATGCCGCCTGTGGGCAGCTACAATAATGCGACGATGATTCATGACTTACTGTGCATGGCAGCGACCTTCGTTGAGAAAGGGGATTCCCCTTCTGCGATCGGTCTCGCTGCTTCGCCAGTGAGCACTCATCTTACTCGCCTCTTGGCGGGTGAGCTTTAAACCCGGGTTAGGGCTTGCTACCCTAATGGACCCGTCGGTGGTTATTGGATGATTGAGGTGCTAGGACAGTTGCCATATATATGACCACTAATAATAGCCTCGTCGAGTTCTACTCGGCGCTCGTAGTTCGTTTAATTACCGACGTAGCGGACTGCTACGTTGGCGATGATTGTATTCATAAGTCTCTTTTACGCGATCGGCAAGAAATTGCTAATCGGGTCAAAAGCCAAGGCATCTCCTTCCTCACGGAAGACATGCCTCGACTTGCGAAGGCCCTTGACACGGCCCTTGGGAATAATAAACCATTCGAGGTTCCTTCTGGCTTTTCGGCCAGGAAGGATTCGGTCCTCCCGGAGTTTCTAGGAGGATTGTTTGGAAAAGTCCTTAACAATCATGGTCTTAGTGAGCCAACCTTCAACTTGAAGGAGGCTTATACTGCAGTCTATCACATCCGGCAGATCTTGTACACCTTGTACAAACTGCGATTACCTTATGAAAAAGACAAGACCGAAAAGGTCATACAGTCCTTCATACAGACAGACTCGTCTCTCGTTGATTGCGAAGTCGCAATTCGCGAAGACACTTCTGGCGTCATTCGTACTGCTGCTAATATTGCAGTTAGTATCTTTGGAAACCTCCCGTTTCGAGAAATTACTCCTCGTCATGGTCCAGGTTCTGTTGCAACTGGTGAAAACGTTGTAGAGAAATCCCAATTTGGGCGTATCTACACCGCGTTAGACAAAGTGTACCCCTTCACGGAGTACTTTATGTTTAACCTGAACCATGTTTGCGACGACTACAGGAGGATTCAACGACTACCCGAAATTCCTTCTGGTACAACCAAGGTTGCACCAGTGGATAAGGATAGTCGAGGTCCGAGACTGATATCGAGTGAACCACTAGAATACCAGTGGATCCAACAAGGGCTTGCTGATTTAATTGTCAGCAGGCTAGAGTCGCACAAGTTAACTAAGGGTCGCGTAAATTTTACGGACCAAAACGTCAACCGCGAACTCGCACTTGAAGGTTCCAAAACCGGTAAGTGGGTTACTTTGGATATGAAGGAAGCTAGCGACAGGGTTAGTACGGAACTGGTGAAAGCCATATTCCATAATTGCCCGGTACTCGAGGCGCTGCTTGCAGCGCGTTCGACTCACGCAAAGCTTCCGGATGGAACGGTTATGTACCTAAACAAGTACGCTCCGATGGGTTCAGCATTATGCTTTCCTGTCGAAGCGTTCATATTTTGGGCACTAGCCGTCTCTGTGATTATGAGAACATATGGATACAGCTTGAAACAAGCTGCCCGTATCGTTTTCGTTTATGGCGACGACATTATCACGACTTCTGAAGTCTATGAAGTTGTGATGCAACAGATGCTTCCGTTTGGATTACTATTCAATACGGCCAAATGTTGCACAGCAGGATTCTTCAGAGAATCCTGCGGGTGCGAGGCCTTCCATGGCCTCGAAGTCACACCTACGCGCTTGCGCGCTGTTTATGTGTCGGAGCTTACATATAACCCAG